CGCCCTCGCCCGCATCGCCGAACTGGAGGCCGGGGCCACGAAGGACAAGAGCCTCTTGGCCGACGCGATGGGGGCGCTGGGGGACATGAGCGAATGGTTCAACTATGCCTATATCAGATTCACAGACGAAAGACCGACGATTAAAGTAACCGAGTTTCTCGCGCCAATCCTCGCCCGCTACCGTGCCCTGACCGGAAAGGAGCGGCCATGACCGACCAGGAAAAGCGCGTGCGGATCGCGGAGGCTCTTGGACTCGAAGTCCTAGGCGATGGCTCGCTTTCACCGAACGGAATTATCATGGTCCGCAAGAGCCGGATGCATCGCCGAAAAGAGCTTACGGACTGGCGTGTCCAAACTGACTGGCTGCGCGACTTAAACGCCATCGCGGAAGCAGATAAGGCAGTCCTAACCTACGAACAACAACCGGTTTTTCTTGCTGTCTTAAAGCGCATCCTGATGACTTCTGCCGGAGTGTCCGATTGGGATGTTCTGCATGCTTCTCCGGCCCAACGTGCCGATGCCCTTTTGAAGGTCCTCGACGCTACCCAAACCCCTCCGCGCCCATGACCGACAAATACGCCAAATCCCCTCACCTTTTTGCCACTTTGGCACGGGTCTTATTGCTGGCTAACCGCCGAAAATATGCTATCAATTCACAGCACCAAAACCGGGCCTGAGAAACCCTTGGCGAAAGCCTAAAGACAGAGTAATAAAGTGAACAGAAACCAACTATTCAGACCCTTGCCTCGTGCGGGGCGGAGCAACCAAGTGGCAGCGATGCCTACTCTGTTTTCTCTGCTACCGCCCTTCACGAGACAGGGGTTTTCTTTTTGCCTATGAAATCCCTATTCCCCGAAATTGAGCAGGAGATTCTTGACGACCGAAAGGCCGCTCGCCGGGAGGAGAAACAGCGGGCGCGCGAATACCTGCGCGGGCGCGATGTGAGTTGGCTGATCAACCGACTCCTGGAGAAAGGTCCGCAGACTGAAGCGAGCCTTATGTGGGAGCGCATGGAAGAAGAATTTCACTTCGAGGATGCTGCGAAACATTCCAGTGAAGTGTTTTCCGATCTGTGGGCGCTCTGGAAGGTTGGAAAGCTCTGGCGGAGCTACGTCGGCTTCCACCCTGGAGCCGGTGAGAAAAGCTACCAGTTCGGCATTCGCAAGGTTCACCAATACCCCACCCCCACGAGGGCGCGGGCGTGAGGGCCAAGAATCAACTTAAGGTCGGCGCTGTTCTGACTTCCGGCTCCATCGGATTCAAGAAGTGGTGGGTGGTGGAATCGGTCAAGAACAGCTTCGCCGAACTCACCCGCCTTGAATGGAGCCGGGACGTTATCAACGAGCCGGGGATCATGCGGCGCGCCGATGAAAATATGCGGCGCAAGGTTAAGGAGGGGATGATTTACGACAAGCGGCTGGGCGCGCTTTATCCAGCAGTGGAAGGGATCCGGGTTTTAGCCACCCACGATCCGGCGACCGGCGGGACGGAGGAGGGCTCGGTATGATCACTCAATGCCAATGCTGCGCCAGTCCGCTGGGTGAGAAAATTACTTGGCGCAAAACCCAACGAAACGTCTGCAATGGATGCCTTGGATTCATCGCCCGATGGATCGCCGAAGTGAACGAAGGCGCGCCAGTTGTCGCGCTTCCCGAGCCACCGCCAAGCCCCGCCCGCGGTGAAGGGAGGGGAGGAGGATTATGAAGGCTGAATCTATTATCGAATGCATCCGAGATGTCGCTGGCGAATACGCCGAGCGATACAACGACGCCGAAGGTCACGATCACACTCGCGAGATATGGAGTGAGATTTGCGATGCCTTCAGGACGCTTGCCGACAGAATTGCCGCCAAGGCGAAGGAAGAAGAGCCTGCCGCTGCCGCGACCCGAGAGGGGGGTGGGGCGTGAGGGGTTTCGCTTGCATCGGCCTTCATCAACCGAAGGACGCCAAAAACATCGGCTCGGTGTTGCGCGCCTGCGGCTGCTATGACGCGGATATGATCGTCGTGTCGGGTAAACGCTACGGCCACGCCTGCACCGACACGCAACGGGCCTGGAAACACATTCCGTTTCTGGAAGTGGACGATCTGCGCTCCGTGATCCCAAAAGGCTGCGTGCCGGTCGCGGTGGACTTGCTGCCGAATGCGAGGCCATTGCCGACCTATCAGCATCCCGAGCGCGCCTTCTACATTTTCGGCGGGGAGGATCGGACCTTGAACGAGGAAGTGATTTCGTGGTGCCGGGACGTGGTTTTTGTTCCGACCGCCCATTGCATGAACTTGGCCGCGGCCGTGAATGTGGTCCTGTACGACCGCCTTTGCAAAAGCCCTGCCCCCAGCGGAAGGGAGGGGGAGGGCAAGGATTTATGAGTCAGAAATGGCTAACGAGAGATGAGCAGCTACGCCACCCGAAGTGGTTGCGGAAGCGCGCGTACATCATCGAGAAATACGGCAGCACGTGCCAGCACTGCCGAAAGGTGACGCCATTCCTGCAGGTCCACCACCGCTACTACGTCGGTTGGCGGATGATGTGGCAATATCCCGACTGGTGCCTCATTCCGCTCTGCGATTCGCCGTGTCACCGGCTGGTGCATGAGCGCGACGCTGCAGCTTTCCAAGCGTGGGAAATGGAAGAGGGCGCATCTGAGCCCATTCCCGATCCAGAGCCGCCCGAACCACTCGAACCCGAGACAGCGCCAGCCCCCGGCGCTCCCATCAGCGAAGCGGAGGCGACCGCTAAATTCGCCGCCATTTTCGACATGCTTTCAAAATTATGAGAATCCGATCTATTAAGCCCGAGTTTTTCAAACACGATGACCTCGCCAGCCTCGATCCGCTGTGCCGGATCTTGTTCGTCGGCCTTTGGTGCATGGCGGATTCGGAGGGTCGGCTGGAAGATAAGGTAAAACGCATCAAAGCCGAGGTGCTGCCGTACGATGAATGCAACGTTGACGCGATGCTAGGCGACCTGCAGCGGTTCGGATTCGTGCGCCGCTACAATGTTGACGGATGGCATGTCATTCAGATACTTAACTTTACGCGCCATCAAAGGCTCTCGGGAAAAGAAGCCTCAACACCCTCAGTTTTTCCCGAAGAAGTGACGGAAGCAACGGTGAAGCAGTCGGGAAGCAACGGGGAAGCACCCAGAATCCCTGTAATGGAAGGGAAGGGAAGGGAAGGGAAGGAACAAAAAATTCTTCACCAACACTTCCCCGAAACACTCCGCGATCCCGACTTCGTGACTTTGTTCGGGGAATGGGAGGAGCATTGCCGTGTCAAAGGCAAAACTTTGAGTCCGCAGACCCGGCGAGGTCAGCTTGTCGAATGCGAGCGTGCAGGCCCTGGCATTTCGCTCGCGGCCTTACGTCGGAGCATCAACGGCAACGCCACTTGGATTTTGTGGGATTCGGCTGCAGCAAAATCGCCCGCAAAAACCCTTCCCCCCCCCGTTGTGGAATTGAACGTTGACCGCCAGATCCGCGAACTCAAGGAGGCCGGAAAGCTGTGAGCGAGACCCGCGCATTCCCACAGGATAACGACGCTGAGAAAGGCGTGTTGGCGTCTTTGTTGCTCGCCCCGCAGGACGTGCGGGCGTGCTGTAGTCGGTGGGATCTGGACGGTCGGGACTTCAACCTCGCCGCGCATCGGATTATTTTCGAGACCGCCTGCAGTATCGTGGATGGCAACGGTCCGTTGGACATCATCACGCTCGGCAGCAAACTGCGTGACGAGGGTAATCTCGAAAAGGCCGGGGGCGCGGCGTACGTCAGCGACCTGTATTTTTTTGTCCCCTCTGCAGCGAACGTCAAAGCCTACGCGGAAACCGTACTCGAGAAGTCCCGCGCCCGCGCCGCGCTGCAGACCGCGATTCGCCTCACCACTGAGCTTTACGACGGAAGCGAGCCGCTAGAGGCCGTGGCGGCAGCGCACGGGGCGCTAGGGCAACTCCTGCAGACCCGGACCCGCCGGCCGAATCATCGCGAAGTCCTGCAGAGCATCGTGGACGAGGTGAGGGAAGGGCGGGACGACAGCGGCTTGGTGCCGGTGCCGATGGAGGGGATTCATGGGCGGCTCAAACTCTACCGTGGAGACCTCCTCATCATCACCGCCCCCACCTCCTGCGGCAAAACAGCCCTCGGGACGCAGATCAGCTATTCGCTCGCCAAACATCAACACCGCATCGCCCTCTACCCGCTCGAAATGGCCCAGCGGCAGGTGATGAAGCGGGCGATTGCGCAGATGGGCGGGCACAATGCGGATTTCGTGCGGAAGATCGCCAAGGAGAACATCGGCAAGCCGGTGGCGTCCGAGTATGCGACGAAGATCGTGGGGGAGTTTGTGGAGACGGCCCGGGCGCTGGCGGCGCTGGACATTCATCTGCGGGATGACCTTTTCCGTTGGGACCAGATCCGCAACGACATTCGGCAGGAACACGCCCGCAAGCCCTTTACCTTCATCCTCATCGATTACCTGCAGCTCGTGCAGAGCAACGGTCGGCATGAGCGGAAACAACTGCAGATCGCGGAGATCACCCAAGGGGCAAAGCTGCTGGCTGGTGAACTCGAATGCATTGTGTGTCTGCCCTCACAGGTAAACAAGGACGGCGGGACACGAGAGGCCCAAGACGCCGAGAACGACGCCTCTGCCCTCATCAAAATCCACCCGCTCGAAGGCAAGGACGAGCCGGAGCCCGGGCGCGTCACGGTCTGGAAGCAACGCGAGGGCCAGCGCCACATTGACCTTTGCCTGAAATTCAACCCGGACCTGACCCGGTTCGACTACCGCGAGGTGGTGCCATGACCTTCCGGCGCGTTACCGCCGATGCGGGGCGCCCCCGGGGCCAGCACGGCCCTGGGGCGTCGTTGACGGGCGATAATCCCAACCGACCCAAATGAATGAGCTACACCTTTTTGCTGGAGCAGGGGGAGGAATCCTCGGCGGAGTGCTTCTCGGCCATACCTGCGTCTGTGCTGTCGAGATCGAGCCCTACTGCCGCCGAGTGCTGCTGCAACGCCAGAGAGACCGAATCCTCCCTCCCTTCCCTATCTGGGATGATGTCCGAACTTTCGATGGAAAGCCCTGGCGTGGACGAGTGGATGTCGTCTGCGGGGGATTTCCTTGTCAGAACATCAGCGCAGTTGGCTCGCGCGAAGGAATCGTTGGAAAATCAAGCGGCCTGTGGACCCAGATGGCGCGAGTGGTTTACGAAATTAGACCTAGTTACGTCTTCGTGGAGAACTCCCCAGAGTTGCCTAGACGGGGAATGGGAGATGTTCTGTCCTCCCTTTCCGGATTGGGGTATAATGCGAAATGGGGAGTGTTTTCTGCGTGCTCCATCGGTGCCCCACATTCACGGGAGAGGCTGTTTTTACTGGCACACGCCAACGGCAAACGACTCCAAGCCAGCAGGCCAATCGGAGATGCGGGAGGTTCAGAGGTGGCTATCCGGAGAGTCGGTGAAAAATACTTATATCAGGCTGCGCTCACTACTGGCCGCGCGTTGTGGCCGGCGAGAACCGCCGAACCCGAGATTTCTGGAGTGGCTCATGGGGTGGCCAATCGAGTGGACAGCAATCGCGCCATTGGCAACGGACAAGTTCCAGCAGTGGTGGCGCTCGCATGGAGGGTATTGGGCAGCCACTGACCACCCCTAGCCCCGCCCTCGCGCTGCCGGGGACAGGGCAATGGTCACTTAGGGGCCAGTGCCCGCCGGATCGCCGTCGCGGCTACGGTCTTGGCCGTACAGGGGCCGCAGAGGCACCGGGTGGGCGAGGGCTGCCCGCACCTCACACACAGCCCAGCAGCGCGCCGCTTGGCCCGCCACCGCGCCGTTCTGGCCGTGGCACTGAGCGGATGTGGGACGGGGGCGGGCATGGAGAGATGCACCCCGGCAAAGGGCGGAAGTTGCGGTAGTGTGGATGCCTATAGGACAAGTGGGGGATTACAGCGCAGCGCAGGGATAGAGTCAGTAGGTAGCAGCATGCATGCACCATCGCTCTCTGTTGAGTTTGCGTAAGTGGTTGATTGTGTTTCACTTGGGGTCCTCCGTGGAGACTGAGACCGCCGCAGGTTCCGCATCTCGAACAGAAAGCAGCCACGAGTTTTGGCCCGATCCTGCAACGAGCAGGACCGATTTAACCCCGCGCGCGAGGCTTGAGGAATCGGGCGCCGGCGCCCGCAAGGTTGCGGTGGCGGAACGCAGTGTAGCGGGAAGCACCCAAAACGAAAAGAACCGAACCGAAAGCAAACAACGGAAACCCCCTAAATCCCCCTTAGGTGGATTGACCAAGGTAAGGGCCGGAGATCCGGTAAAACGAAAGAGAAGGAAGAAAAGGAAAAGGGCTAGGGTCTGGAATGGAAGGCAACGAGTTTGCAGGTCGCATCAGCCGAAATAAATCGGAGTGACGAACCACAGAGTATATCCCGTTGCCTACCACGCCAAACCCCAGAGTCTTTTCCTTCACCCTTTTTCTGCACCTCGGGGATGCCTGGAATTGCGCATCGCCTTCGCCTGTCTCCGGTGTGCCCGCACGTCGTGAGATTGCGGCTGGTATGATCGCGAGGCCGTCGCGCGGTTCGCGCCTCCAAACGAAAAAACCGCTGGAGGCTACAACCTCTCCAGCGGTCTCGTCGGGTCGCCCCGATGAAAGTCAGTTGACGCGGTTGTAGCGCGAACGGGCGACGAATACCACCGGATGCGTACGATGCAAGAAGAAAACTCTATCCCTGGGATAAAATCTTGATTTCAGCAACGATCAAGGATACGGGTTGCGGCGTGCTCCAATCCATCAACGCCTTGCATAAGCTCACCGGCTTCGACCGAGACACGGTTCTGCGCAGGCTGAAGGATCTGCACTTCGAACTAAATGGCGATGGACCGACGGCGGCGAAGCAATTCGAATCCACCGTCGCGCTCCCGATCCTCTACGGCATTGATCCCGAGAACCCTGGCGAGAAAGTGACGGCACAGGAGGCGGCGCGGCGGCTGACGCTGGCGCGGGAGCGGCAGGTCATCGTCCAGACCGAAGTCACCAGCGGTGAGCGCATCCACCGTGACGACGTGCAGGAGGTCTTTGACGAGTTCACAGGCGACATCGCCGCCATCGTGAAGAACAAGGCGGACGCTCTCGGCAAGGAAGCGGTGGCGGACGTGCTGACGAAGCTGCGGGAGGCCGCGAAAAAGCTATGTTTGACCCCATCGGAAACGCTGTCGCCCGCGCCATAGCCAGCGGCGCGGGCCTCGCGGCCTTCGCCGAGTGGAGCAAGATGACGCCCGAGGAATGGGCGGAGGAAGTTTACCGACTGCCGAACGGCGGACGCTTCAGTTTCAGCTACGCGCCCTTCAGTCGCGAGATGTTCCGGTCAATCTGGCACCCGCACCGGATCGAAACTGTCTTCCGCTGCTTCAGCCGCGGCTTCAAGTCCACCGTCATCCTGCTCTCGATCGGCTACATCATCGATCAGGCGCCGCGTGACATCCTCAGTCTTTGGCCGACCAACTCTCACGCCGAGCTTTTCAGTAAGGAAAACCTCGTCGTTGAGCTTCTGGACTGCGTTCCTCGCCTGCATTGGCTCGGCACCAGGGCGAAGCGGCGGATCAGCGGCAACACACTGCTGAATAAGCGGTTCTTGGGCGGAAAAATCTCCATGTTCGGCGCCAACGCGCCGGGCGACATGCGGCGCGCCAAGGGCTCCTTCCTCTACGCGGACGAAATCGACGCCATTGAGGGCAACGAGAGTGACGAAGGCGATCAGCTACAGATTTTCGAGAAACGGGGTGACGAATTTGCCGACACGATCAGCGTCAAGGCGTCGTATCCGTCCATCGTGGGCCGTTCCCGCATCGATACTCGGATGGCGGAGACGGATTGTCGGCAGTGGCAGGTCACGTGCGTGTTGTGTGGCGGCGAGCCGTTCGTGATGCATCGTTCACAGCTCCGGTATGACCCGAAAAACACCCGGGAAGCCCGCCTGGAGTGCCCGCGCTGCCGCGGGCTGCTGACGGACGCGCAGCGGTACGCGATGGCGCACGGTCAAGGGTTCGATAATTGGAAGCCGACCGCGGAATACCGGGGGCGCGCTGGTTTCCACGCCAACTCCCTGCTGTGGCCGCACCCGGTGGACGAGCATCCCGACAAATACCCGGGCGGCTACCTGCAAAAGCTGGCGGAGCGGGAGATAGCGGATGAGAAAAGCGAGAATCCGCAAAAGAGTCGGCGGGTCACGAAAAACACCGAGGACGCCGAATCCTTTGATCCCGACACCAAGTCCGAGATTCCGCCCGATGCTCAGGCGCTCTTTAATCGCCGCGAGGACTACGCGACCGACAAAAAGATCGTGCTTCCGGCCCGCGCCCTCGTCCTCACGTCCTTTACCGATGTCCAGGGCGACCGCCTTGAGGTCACAAAGACCGCATGGGGACCGGATGAAGAGGCGTGGGTGATCGAACACATCATCATCCCCGGCGACACCCGCGAGCGGCACGTTTGGGAGGCGCTGGAGAAGGAACTGCTCCGCACCTACGCACATGAGCACGGTCCACAGATCGGAGTCAGTTGGGGCTTCATCGATTCCGGCTACAGCGCCGAGATGGTGTTGAAGTTTCTCGCGATGCTTCGGACCAAAGCCTCACTGCTGGCTGGCAAGATCCGCGCCTCCCGCGGCTCCAGCCAATGCCCGCACCCGATCGTCGAGATCCGGTATCGCACACTCGCCAAGCAGCTAAAAGGCCATTGGATCGGGACGAATGAGGCCAAGGACGATCTGTATAACCGGCTCCGAATGGCGGAAATTGGCCCGGGCTGGATTCACTTTGGCCAGAATCTCGGTGGCACCTATTTCCAGCAACTCACGGTCGAGAAAGTGACCGTCGAGTATGAGAAGAATCAGGAAGTCAGACGGTATAAGAACGAACCCGGGGCGCGGAACGAGACGCTGGATTGTTTGGTCGGCTGCTATGCGGCGATGAAGGTTCGGCGGTGGAACTTCGAGGCCATTGAGGCTGAGTTGATGGCGAAGCCTGTCGAGGAAGAGGCGGCGGTCGCGCCCGCGCCTCCCCGCCCCACCCTCAACCGTTTCACTGGTGGCAAGAAGTGGGTGGTGTAATCGCAAATGACTTGCAATAGAGTTTCGGCAGAGGTAAAGCCTCCCCCATGGCTCTCACCGCCCAAACTGGAATCCCGTGCTCGTGGGAAAGCGGCGACACGCTGATCTTCACGGAGACCTTCGCCGACTACCCGGTCGCGGATTGGAACGCGGTGCTGTATCTGAGCCTGAACGGCGCGACGCCGACGGCGATCACGGCAACGGAAGTCAGCGGCGCCTTTGTCTTCACGCTGTCGGCGGCGGCGACCGCTGCGCTGGCACCCGGCCTTTACGACTACGCGATCCGCGTTACCAACGTCGGCACCGAAACCGCCAAGGCGAAGGCTGGCCAGATCAACTTCACCCCCAATCCCGCCACCGTGCAGACGCCGAGCTTCGCGCAGGCGCAGGTGACGCGGTTACAGGCGATCCTCGCTGAGTTCAGTGCCACGACCAAAATTTCGGTATCGTTCAACGGGCAATCGTTCACCCGCGCTGACATGAGTCGGTATCGCGCGGATCTCGCATATTGGGAGGCGCGCCTCATCGCCGAACGCGGCGGACTCTCCCGCACCTACGCGCCGCGTTTCGGTAGCGGTGGAAACCTTAGCGCGTTCTGCGGATGCCGATGAAAGCGACACTCAAAGCAATTAGGGAACGTGCGCGGCAGCTTGTGAAATCCAACCCACATTTTGCGAGATATTCTGCTGATTTGGAGAGAAATGTTCTGCGCGGAAGAAAGCTGCGGATGCGAAAATGAAAGCCTACCTGAAAAGCATCTGGCGCGCGGTGACGGGAAAGGCCGTGGCGAAACCCGCGGAAACTCGCGGCTACCGGGATGTCCTCGGCCTCACCGGCCCCTATGCCGATTGGGCGATGAACTTCCTGTCCGAAGATGCGGATCTTTGGCAGAATCAGGCCGTCCTCCGCGACCGCTCGCGCGACCTGTTCAAGACGGACTGCTATTTCCGCAAATACAAGGAGGAGCTTTTCGCCAATGTCCACGGTGAGGACGGGCTGCGGCTGCGGATGAAGGTCAAGGAAGAGTCGGATCGGGTCGTGTATGCGGCAGACGAGAAATCCTTTCTCGACGGTCACATTGCGAGAATGGAGCGGATTCGGGCGCATATCGTCCGCAAAGGTCTGGAGTTGCCCGGTGAATCCTTCCTGCGCGGCGGATACCACCGCGCCAAGGCCATGATCCAAGCCGGGGCGTTGGATCTCTACGCCTGCACGGTGATCGAAAACGCATGGAAGGAATGGCAGCGGAAAGAGTTCTGCACGATGACGGGAAAGCTCACCTACAACGAGACCCGGAATCTCCGCCTCCTCGCCGCCGCCCGCGACGGCGACTTCTTCATCCGAAAGATCGAAGCGAACGTCAACAAATTCGGCTTCAGTCTCCAACTCATCAATTCGGAGTGGTGTGACTTCAACCTCAATGTGGCCAAAACGGAGCGCGGGACCTCGATTCGGATGGGGGTGGAGATGGATGATTGGGGGCGGCCTATTGCTTACCATTTCATCAAAAAAGATCCGTGGTCGTGGCAGTATGGGCAGCCGGGCTGGAACCTCGCGGCTTCAAAGGGCCACGAGCGCATTGAGGCGAAGGAAATCATCCATTACGTTCGCCATGAGTTCGGTGACAGCACGCGCGGGGCACCGTGGACCGCCGCGGTGATCCAAAAGTCCAGGCAGTTAGATAAATTCGAGGAAGCCGAGGTCATCGCCGCTCGTGTCGCCGCGTGCAAGATGGGTTTTTTGGAGAGCGATCTGATGCCGGAAGGCGGACAGTTCGCCGAGCCCGACCCGTGCAAAAAGCCCACAGATTGGGATATGTCGCCCGGCGGCGCGCAGGGTTTGCCGTTCGGTGTGAAGTTCAAGGAGTGGAATCCGAACCACCCCACGCAAAACTTCGATGCGTTCCGGCGCGGGATGCTGCGCTCGTGGTGTGCGGGACTGCCCGGCGCTGACTACAACGTCATCGCGAACGACCTGGAGAACATCAACTTCAGCGCGGGGCGGCTGGGCCGTCTCGACACGAACGAAATGTGGAAACTCCTTCAACGTTTCGACATCGAAACCGCCGAGCGTCCGATCTTCGAAGCCTGGCTTGAAATGGCGCTGATCAGCGGCGCGATCCCGCTCCCGTACGCGAAGATCAATAAATTCAACAAGCCGCACTTCACCGGGCGGCGTTGGGCCGGCGTGGACCCGATCAAGGAAACACAGGCCGCGGTCCTCGCGATCCAAAACCGACTCATGTCTTACAGCCAATGGTTCGACGAGAACGGCAAGGACCTGGAGGAGGTTTGGATGGAGATCGCCGAGGAGCAAATGCTCGCCGAGGAGCTTGGGATCGAACTTCCGCAGCCGGAGGGCGCACAGGCAGAAGCCAGCGATGCCGCTGACGACGGCGACGAGACACCTCCGAAGAAGAAACCCAACGGCACGAAGCACCGCAACGGAGACTTAGCCCACGTATGAGTGCGAAGAAGAAACGCCCGAAGAAGAAACCGAAGCCGCAAGACCTCGAACCGACACCGATCGTTCAACACCAAGAAATTCCACCACTCCTCACACGATGAAAATTCCACAACTCCTATTCCGTTCCGGTTCTTTCGACCTTGGCGCCGTCAACGAAGCCGAACGCACGGTGACGCTAAGCCTCAGCAGTGAGGAACCGTATGAGCGTTCTTTCGGCATGGAGATCCTGGATCACAGCCCCGCCGGCTGTGATCTCGCCCGTATGCACGCGGGCGCACCGTTGCTTTGGAGCCACGACCGCACCAAGCATCTCGGCACCATCACGAGCGCGAAGCTGGAAAATGGAAAACTCATCGTCACGGCGAAGATCGGCGAGAACGCCGACGCGGAGGATCGGTGGAAGGACATCAAGAGCGGAGTGCTGCGAAATGCGAGCGTCGGCTACGAGCTAACCTCGATGAAGAAAGAGGGAAAGACGAGCGACGGAACACAGATTTTCCGATGTGGCTGGCGGCCCTTTGAAGGCTCCCTGCTAACCATTCCCGCGGACTGCTCCGTCGGCGTCGGTCGCGCCGATAATGCAATTGACTTGCAAAAAGAGATTGACGTGGAGGGAGAAAAAGGCGAAACGCAAGCAACCCGCAAAAAGAATATGGCCGAAAACGCACCCGCAACCGAACCCGCCAAGACGACAATCGACCTCGTGGCGGAACGCGCCAAATGGGAAACTGAGGGCCTGGCTCGCCACAAGCAATTCGAGGAATATTGCGACACCATCGCCACTAAACGCGGCATTGATGTTCGCCCGCTGGCGAAGGAATATCTCACTGGCGAGAAGCGCGGGAAATCTTTCGATGACTTCTGCCGCGAGGTTTTCGTCGGCGAGTTCAAGGCGGTTCCGGTCAATACGAACGGTACAATCCCGGGCGTGACGCAAAAGGAAGTGAAACGCTTCTCCGTTCTCAAAGCCATTCGCGACATGGCCACCAATGGCAGACTGGATGGTCACGAAAGGGACATGTGCGAGGCGGCGCAAAAGGAAATGCGGATCGATCTCACCCAAAAGGGCGAGTTCGTGATTCCGGTGGAGATTACGCGCCAAGGCCAGATTGATCGCTTCGAAGCAATGGTGATGGCTCGCGCCATGCAATCCGCTTCCATCTTCGCCGAAGGCGGCGCGACGGTCGCGAATGAAATGCAGGGCTTGATCGAATTTCTCCGCAACCGGACTGTTCTGGGGCGCCTCGGAATCACGATGCTGGGCGGACTCCAGGGCGATCTCGTCTTCCCGGTGCAGACCGGCGGCGCAACCGCCTATTGGGTTTCGGAAACCGGCGCCCTCACGGACAGCGCTGCCACTTTCGGCAACAAGACCATGACGCCGCACCGCGTCGGCGCCACCATCCCCCTCACCACTCAGATCCTTGCCCAATCCTCGATTTCGATGGAGGCATGGGCGCGCAACGAACTTGATACCGTCGTCAACCTCAAGGTGGACGCGGCTGGGCTCCAGGGCAGCGGCAGTGCGGGTGAACCGCTGGGCGTTGCCAATACTGTCGGCATCAACGCCACCGTGACCTTCGCTGGTGCCGCGGCTTGGGCCGATTGCGTGGAGTTCGAGACAGGCATTGCGGTGGACAATGCCGACATCGGCACGATGAAGTTTGCGCTCTCGTCCGCGACCGTCGGAAAATGGAAGACCATCCTGCGTGATTCCGTGGCCGGCGCCGCGTACCTCATCCAGGACAACGGGAACATCAACGGCTACGGCTACGAGCGCACCAATCAGATCACCGGTAACATCGCGTTCTTCGGCGTGTGGGCACAGTTGCTCCAGGGCCGCTGGGCGGGTCGGACGCTGATCGTTGATCCCTACGCGCTCAAGAAGTCGGGCCAGATCGAAGTCACCGTCAACGAGATGGTGGATTTCCTGGTCCGGCAGCCGCTCGCCTTCAACGTTTCGACCGATTCTGCCGCCGCCTAACCCGTGAAGGGATTCAACCAACTCGGCGAATCCATCAACCTACCAGATCCACAACCGCAAAAGATCATGAAAGCAAAAGTTATCGCCACTCCCAAAAACCCCACCATCATCGATGGCAAGACCGTGAAGGTCGGCGACACCGTGGATGTGGGCGAAAGCACTTTTCGCAACCTCGCCAAAAATGGCGTGCTCGAAGCTGCCGATTCGGAATCCAAGGCTGTGGATCTCGGCATCCCCAGCACCCTGACGGTGCCCGAAGCCAAGGAGCAGATTTCCGAACGCGAGCAGGCGCGGGAAGACAAGAAGGAAGCCGACGAGGCGAAGAAGCATCACAAATAACCACTCATCACCATGGACGTTAATGGACAATTCACAGCGGTAACGCTGCTCAACAAACAAGTCGCCACCGGCTCCGGCACCGCGACCGTCGCGGGCGTGGATATCCGTGACTTCATCGGTGAGTGCAAGCTCATCCTTTCGATGGTGGGTAACGTCGGCGACGGCAGCACCACCAACACGGTTTCGCTGCTCGAAAGCGCCGACAACACGACCTTCAGCGCGATCACGGATGTCACCTTCACGCCCGTTACTGCCACGACCGCCCTGCAAAGCGTGGCGCTCGATACGCGGAAGCGGCTGCGGTATATCCAGGCCAAGCATCTCGCGACCGGCACCACCGGCACCATCACCACCGCTCTCATCATGGTCGGTCAGAAACAGGTTCAGTAAAGTTGAGGATTCACAGGGCGCCGCCCGATTGGGCCGGGCGGCGCCTTTCCATCGCGACCCAAACGGAACGGGAACCGGAAAACCGTCAATCACATGAACTCAGAATTGGAACTTGCGGAGGAACTTGGACGGAAGGGGCAGCACGTCGGGGCGGAATTGATTTGGAAGGACTACGTGGCTAATGAGGCGCCGGACGACCCCGCGGCCCTCTTCAATATCGGTCTAATGATCGAACAACAGACCCTCCACCCGTGGCGGATGGTGGAGGCGGCGAGCTTTTACGAGCGGGTCATCTGCGCGCCCGGGGCCACGATGGCGCAACGCAGTGACGCACTCCAAAACTTCGGCGTCCTGATGCATCGGGCGGGGCGGACTGATAAAGCCTGCATCGCCCTCAACATGGCGCTTCAGATCGATCCTGACAACAACGCCGCACGCCTAAACTTCGCCGAGACGTTGCGGCAGGTGGGGAAGTTTGAGGAAGCAGATGCGGAGTACGAGCACGTCCTACGGCTCAACGAAAACGACCCCGGCGCGCACTTCAGCCGCGGCATGATCGCGCTGTCGCTGGGCGAATACGCGCGCGGGTGGGCGGATTATGAATGGCGGTTCCAGGTGCCGGATTTTCCGAGCCGCCCGCTCAAGAGCATCTTTCCCGGCTGGCAGGGTGAGGCGTTGGACGACAAGGCGATCGTGCTCTCGATGGAGCAAGGGATGGGGGACGCGATTATGGGGATTCGGTACGCACGGGTCATTAAGGCCAAGTGGCCGACCGCAACGGTGTGGTTCTACGGCCACGTCCTTCTTCAAGACCTCATGCTCGGCGCGGGCGTGGATGGGGTGTTTTACGAGGCGGACGAAGGGGGCCGGATGATCCGCGATGGCGAGCCGTTCGAATACCACTACCACATTCCGATTCTCTCGCTGCCGCACCGTTTCGGCACCACCCTCGCGACTGTGCCGGCGGAAGTGCCGTATATTGTGGCGCGGGAGGATTGGCCGGAGGTGCCATCAATCACGCCGTGGAAAAAGATTCGTGGGATGATGCGTCCAGATACCGGTCGCCGCCAAATCGGCCTTGTGTGGGCTGGAAGCCGCCATCACGGTCGCGACAAATGGCGCTCACTCGAACCTGAGTTATTCCAGCCCATCATTGACGCTCATCCCGAGTGCCAATTCTACAGCCTCCAACTCGGCCCGCGGGAAAAGGAAGTCTCACGCCTCCGTGGCGTCCTTGACCTCGCACCTGCCATCCACGCCGCTGGCGATAGCTGGGCCGCGACCGCGCAGGCGGTCCGGCAGCTAGACGCAGTTGTCTGCTGCGATACTGCGGTCGCGCATTTGGCTGGGGCGCTGGGGGTGCCGGTGTTTGTCGCGATCCCGTTCTCACCAGATTTCCGCTGGGGCCTCAGTGGCGAAACAACCCCTTGGTATCCCACCATGCGCCTCTTCCGCCAGCCCACCGCTGACGACTGGTCGCCTGTCATCCAACGCATCAACGGGGAACTGAGGACACTATGACAATCGAACAGACCGAACTCTACCAAAAGGCCGTCACGCACATTCTCGAAAACATTCCGAAATGCACAAGCTCGGAGGCCCTTCTTGATAACTGCAACGGCCTTTTGGCGCTCGTGAATGCTGGTAAAATTAGCGGCATCAGGTCGCTGGAATCCGGCACCGACACGCCGCCACTTTCACCGGGGAAAGCATGAACCCCCGCCTCCCCGCCTTCCTGGCCCGCTGCGTTGCCGACGTTTACCCGGAATCCCCCTCCGAACTCCACACCGAACTCACGGCTCGGCAGGCGCGGGACTTCGCGGCCAAGCTGGCACCGGGCGCGCTGGTGCTGGACGTTGGCTGCGGCCAAGGCCCGGCGATGCGGTGGTTCGTGGATCACGGCTTTTGTCCGCTGGGGATCGGGCTGGGGGCGGATGTGGAGGTATGTGTCGCGGCTGGCCTTCAGGTAATCGCCTGCGACCAAAACGAGATGCTGGATGATTGGGATCGGCGCTTTGATGCCGTCTGGGCGCGGCACGTCGCCGAGCATTCGCCGATCCCGTTCTTCACCCTGACGGAGTTCTTCCGCGTGCTGAAGCCGGGCGGCTGGCTCTACCTGGAGATGCCCGCGCCGGACACGGTTGCCCGCCACAGCCACAACCAAAATCATTATTCGGTGCTGACGCCCGCCATGTGGTCCTCGCTTCTCCTGCGCGCGGGCTTTATCGGCGCTGAAACCTACACCTCCATCAACATCAACCTCGCGATCGGGCCTGACCTTTATTTCGCGTTCACCGTGCAGAAACCAAAACTATGATCGGCTGGCTTTATCGAATGTTCATCGGGAGATTTTGGCAGTGTCGGCACGACTGGAATACCGAACAGCTTACCACTGGAACCCAAACATGGGGAGGTGATGTCGTCGCCAAACATTATTGCTATCACCTCCGCTGCAAGAAGTGCGGCGACATCAAATTCAGGAATACTCGCATCCAATGAAAACCCTCTACTACGCCGGTTTCCAACGAGACGCGAAAGGCTTCGGCTGGGCGACCTGCAACGCCAATTTGCGTACGGCCCTAATGCAGTATTTCGATGTTGGATGCGCGGGAGAGGTCGTGTTCATGCCCCTCATTGATCATGACTTCAACCCCGCGAGCCAGACGCGCGGGATCATCAACATCGCGTACTCGTTCTTTGAGTTTCCGCTCGGCGAAAATGCCGCCGAGAACGCGAAGCGATACGACACCGTTTTCGTCGGCTCAACGTGGTGCCTCGACCGCTGTCGCGAGCGCGGAATCACGAATGCGAAGGTGCTGATCCAAGGCGTCGATCACTCCATCTTCAAGCCCCGCGACCGCCCCCTGATGCGCGACTGCTTCCGAATCTTCAGCGGCGGCAAGTTCGAGTGGAGGAAGGGTCAGGATTTGGTCATCCGGGCCTTTGCGGAGTTCGCCAAGACGCACCTGGACGCGCACCTTGTTTGCTCGTGGTTTAATCCGTGGCCTGAACTCGTGGTGAATGGCGTAAAGCAGGCACAGCAGGACGGGATGAGAGTGCCACTGTTCCTAAAAGAAAAGGTGTCCGTTGAAGAGTATCTGACTGAAATCGTCGTCGCCAACGGCATCCCCCGCGACCGCTTCACCATCCTGCCGCAGTTGGATCAATCGGCCCTCGCCTCCGCCATGCGCAACACCGACGTTGGCCTCTTCCCGAACCGCTGCGAGGGCGGGACCAATCTTGTCCTGATGGAATACGCGGCGTGCGGTAAACCCGTGGTGGCCAATCGCCTCACCGGCCACGCCGACATTGCGGGCGCGATCCCTTTCCCAATCCCGGCAAGGGAGGATGAGGCGAAGTGGGCGGCTCAGTACGTGCCGGATGTCGTGAGGGCGCTGGAAGAGGCGTATAAGTGGCACCGCACCCACAAGCCGGAATGGCAGGCCCCGACTTGGGCCGCCGCCGCCGCCACCGTCGCCGATGAAGTTGAGCGGATCGCGGCTTCTCGTTGACGCAAGTCACTTGCAATAGTAGAAGGGGGCATTATGGCCGCTGACTTTATCTCTGTCGTTCGGAATAACACCGATGCCACCCACGCTCAGAAACTCATCAACACGGTCGCGGTGACGCGAAACGCCGTGGAGCTGCTGACGGAATGTCAGCAACTCGGGTATCGGATGTTTAATGCGCCATCGGACTTCGCGGTCTTCGAGGAAATCTTTGGCATCCCCACGGGACAGGGGCAGACGGTCTTCAACCTCATCAACGGCACCGTCCTGGCGCTGAATGGCTCTGCCCAAAACGCCAACGCCATCGAGTTCATCAACCGCGTCGGCTAAATGTTCCTCGCGCCCGCCAGCAACTTCCAGGTGCCGTTCCTACAGCCGCAGTTTCGGCGTGGTGCTGCGCGGTCAGCGGCGCCGATTTTGACTGATTTGGTCAGCTATTGGAACATGGACGAGACCAGCGATACCCGATTCGATTCTCTCGGGGTCAATCAACTCAACGACAACAACGGCGTTGGATTCACAACCGGGATCTTGGACAACTGCGCGACCTTTGACGGCGCGAATCAATCGCTGAGCCATGCCGATACCCCCACGCTTCGCGGCGGAAACTTTGGCCTCACCTTTTCCGGGTGGGTTTGGTTCGATAGCGTCTCCGGTTTTCCGATGGTCTTTGCGAAGACCGGCGGGGACATCGAATACGAATTGTTCGCTCCCGGAGGAACGAGCCTGACATGGCGGGGAGTTTTCCCTGGAGGGTTGGTCTCGGTGGATAAGAGTTTCGGTTCGCTTTCGACTTGGTATTATTTTGAGTGCTGGCATGACTCTGTTCACTCTCAAATCGGGATCGACATCAACAACAGCGGTTCCCCAGCAGTCACCGGAACCGGAGGGGGCGGTTTTATTCCAACCACCGGAGACTTTGCGGTAGGCTCTCGTGGCAACGGCGTCCTCTTCCTACCTGGCCGCGTGGATGAGTTTGGCCTCTGGCATCGCCTCTTCACCGCTGACGACAGCGCCGCCCGCTACAACGGCGGCTCGGGCAACACCTATCCCTTCTCCTAATGGCCTCTACCGACGCAACTCCACTTCCGCTAAAGGGTATCGCCTTCCGGGCCACGTATCCGATTTTCGATAATGCCGGCGCACTGGTGCCCAACCCCGCGGGCCTCGACACCGAAATCAGCAAAGACGGCGAGGCATTCACGGACGCTACAAATGAATGGACGGAGATCGGTTCGAGTGGAATCGGAACCCTCGACCTGACGCTTACGGAGATGAACGCCGATACGGTGGTGATCAAGACCACTAGCACGACCACCGATAGCGTCCCCTCGGTGTTGATCATCTACCCCTCCTCTTCCGGCAAAGTTAAGGTGGACGTACAGAGTATCGCCGGAACCACGCAGACCGCCAAAGACGTGAGTGCGTCGGTGACGAAGATCCAGGCTGCCGTTTACGACACCGCGCCCGTCAGCGGTTCAGTCATTACCCTTTCCAACGCCGCTACCCAAACCGTCACCGCCGCTGGGCGTGTCACCGCATGAGCGCGATCACTATCGCTACCCTTTCTCACGGGTTGATCGTCAGCGGGACTTTCCCCGCTCCGTTCGATGTTCGGGATGGGGTGGATAATGGCAGTGGGAATCCGGGAACCCTGACTAGCCCCGCGCCCGCGGACGTTCGGAACGGCACGCAGTATGGGGGCGATGGCGACCAATACACCGGCACCCTCAACACCCCCCCAGCCCCAAGCGGCAACGAGTGGGCCGATTGCTTCGCCGAGCTTCAGCAGACCTGCGAGGAAGAGATCGGCGCAAACGAAGTCGTGACCATCAACGGCGTGGGCTACGCCTGCATCGCGTCCGAACTCACCAGCGACGAGATGCTGGTGCATGGCGGCACTGGTGAGAACGGCGGATTTTCGGTCATGGTTCCCGTCAGCGCCTTTGTATCAGACCCGACTAAAACGCAGACGATCGTTTACCAGGGCGTGACGCTCTCGGTCCTTTCCTTCACCGAGACCAATAAGGCCACCTACACCATCATCGCCGGAGACTTCACGCGGAACCCATGAGTGACGACGACAATATTGTTGCCCTGATTCTAACCGCGCTCGCCATGGCGCTTCTCTTACTCTGACCCATGAGCAGCAGCCTCGAAAACAAATGTGAGTCGGCGGTGATGGCGATCCTCGCTGCCACCAGCGGCCTCACGACGTTCTCTATTGTCCACAAGGACGAAGATGAGCAGGCGGAGAAAAACCGGATCGTCGTCAATGCTCACACGTACGAGACTGCCCTTCAGGGAATCAATGCGGGACGGATCAAGGTCTTCCGCGTCCCGATCTCCATTGAGCTTTACTACGTCACCCGGGATGAGGCCGCGTATGACACCATCATCTCCGCCATCAACGGCGCACTCCTGACCGCGTGCGCGGGCCAAATCCCCGACGCGGCAGCGGTGGCGTGGATCGCGTCCTTTGGCTCCCTGACGAACGCCAGCCTCGAACAGACCGACGAGGGCGAGGATGAGACCGACTCCAACACCCGCACCCGCACCAAGCCTTTCCATTTTCTCGTGCTGAACGTCTGAAATAGAGATTGACGGCTGGGGCGGCTTAGTGCAAGTGGTTTGCATTATGGCAGCCGGAACAATCCAGGTTTCAACCTCCTTCAGTGTCACCAAGGACGGAGTTACGGTCTCCGGTTCCTACAATTCCGGAAATCTCACAATGGCGGGGACGGAGTTTGTGGGGAATGCGCAGACCATCGGTACCGCCAGCGAGGCGCTGGTTCTCGGCGACATTACCACCATCGGATTCGTCATGGTGAAGAACTTGGACCCGACCAATTTCGTTCAAATCTCCCTCGACAACTCGCAAGTTAATCTCGTGGCGAAGTTGCTGCCCGGCGAGGCGACCATTTTCAAACCCGGCACCACAACCCTTTACGGCAAGGCCGACACCGCTGCTTGCTCCTGTTTTGTCGGCGCCGCCGAACTCTAACCCATGCAATACGTCGGCCTATCCACTGTCACGCGCGGCAACGCTGCCGATGAAACCGGGATCAACCTCGAATCCTTCTCCTGCCGGTACTACCCGCAGTTCAAGGACAAGCTGGAGAACTACCAGGGGCAGAATCGCTGCTGGGCGATGCCGGACAAACTCAACCGGGAGGTGAGTGTCAGCGGCGAGGTGCTGAGCGGGGCAACTGGCGTGATGGGGATGAAGTTTCTCACCGCCTA